ACTATTTGTTTTAAAAAAATAATAAAAGATAAAATTAAATTTTCGACTGTTTCTTATGTATCCACAAAAAATAAGCAAAATTATAATATATATGATTTATTTAGATATTATTGCAAACATAATAAATGTTCTAAAAATATATATAATAAACTATTAGAAGGTATAGAAAATAGAGATAAATTTATTGAAGATATAAATAATTTTGTAAAAAAAGATAACAATAGCAATTTAAAAATTATGAAAAATAATTTAATTAAATACAAAAAAGATTTATATCATATATATGGAGGATTATATAAATATATGGTAACTGAATATAAAAATAATTTGGAATATTTTGATATGGATGTTGATTTATTATAATTATGTTTTATTCTATAGCGGTGCATATTTTCTAATGATAAATTTATGTCAATTTTGCCCATTTTTTATTATTTTTGATTACCAAATATAATAATATGTATAATTCAAGAAATAGTTTTAGATCAGATTTGAATATCAGATGGTTTGAAGCTGGACCGAGTTCTATCAATAGATTTAGAACATGTGTTCCTTATTTTCAAGAATCTTCTTTCATCGAACCTCATAAAGAACGATGCACAAAAACCGTAAATATACCAAATAAAGATATTATGATATATGATAAATTGGTTCATAAAATTCCCGAAGATAAGATTGGTATTAGTGCTGATACAACATGTTTGATTCATGATAATATGATTTATATGTTGACTCGATTAGGAGAGAGGAATGATGTTGAGATAATTATGGTAAATAATGTAAGACAAAAAATTAAAACTAAATATTTTTTTTATAGAGTTGGTGAAACTTCTGATGTGATGTTTGGTGTCTCGCCTGTAAGTACCCTATATTTTAAATTTCACAACTCAGATGATGGATTAAAATTTATCCGAATCAATTATTTGGGAAAAAATTTTAAGTAAATAATTTTATTCACTATATATAATGAATAATATTCAAAAAAGATTTTTATTATTTTTACTTTGTTGCATTGGTGTTCGTACTCTATTAGTTGTTGTTGCAAAGCATATCAGTATAAATATATTGCCATATATGGGATATTTGGCTCTCATACCAGCAATTGGATTTATATACATATATATGAATAATTTAAGAAAAACTGGTGCAGAAGTTATGGGAGATAAAATTTGGTGGAATAATCTTAGACCCATCCATGCACTCTTATACGGATTATTTGCTATTAGTGCCATACAAGCTAATAGAAATGCATGGGTATGGTTGCTTATAGATGTATGTGTAGGTTTGATTAGCTTTTTATATTTTCATTATACAGCTGGAAATTTTAGTAAATTGCTAGAATAATTTGATTTCAAATAAGATGTATCATATGAGTGGTTATGACTAATAATCCACTCAATCACATTATAATGTTTGTGAATAAGAATAGAGTCTAACATCAAATAATCCCAAACAGGAGCAGGACAGCCATATTCAGACAACCAATCCATAATATCTATATAGCCTCCATATGCCGCATAGACAAAAGCCAAACTATCTGGTTTGCAATCAAATTCTACCAATAATTTAATTATGTTAAGATGCCCACTCTCTGCCGCAATACTGATGGTTGATTTATCTGCAGCAAAACCATTATCCAACAACCATCTGAGTACCTGTATGTGTCCACCACTACTAGCAAATCCACACACCCAAACATCTGATTTAATTTGATGAGTCGCAGTATATTGCTTAATCAACTCATACTGACCTTTACCAGCTGCCTCATAGAATGCAGATATATTCATAATATTATGTCTCAAAAAATTGAATTATTAAAACTATAATTCATATAATATATATTATATTATCATCAAATGGGTATTAATGGATTTGCAAAATTTTACAATAAATCATTGATTCAAAAAAAAATATCAGAGTTATCAGGCAAAATAGTTTTGGTTGATGCAATGTTTATTATTCATAAAAAATGTATTGGATTAATGGCTTCGGGTTTAGATATGCAGAGAAGTGATGGAAAATCAGTTAATCATTTATATGCAATTTTTATGTTTTCAGTTGGATTATTAGAAAAAAATATATTTCCTGTTTGGGTATTTGATGGAAAAGCTCCAGAATTAAAAAAAGAAACTATTAGAGAAAGACAAGATATTAAAAAGAAAGCTAAGCAAAAATGTCAAACTATTGTGGATAAATTATCTGATGAATATTTATCAAATTTAAAAAAAACATTTAGTATTAGTAGTATACAAATTAAAGAAATATACAAAATGTTAGAATTTATGGGGTTTCCAGTAGTGAGTGCTTATGAGGAAGCCGATCAACAGTGTGCAGCAATTTCAGCTTATTATAAAAAAGATATTGCGGGTATTATTACTGATGATACAGATGTATTGGTTTTTGGTGGTTGTAATTTGCTAAGGGAGTTTTCTCTTCGAAAAGGAACATATACAAATATTAGCAGACATCATATATTGATGCATTTTTTTGAAAAAGCAAATCAAATTAGAATAAAGAATGGATTATCAGAATTTGATACTATTACTAATAATAATTTTATTGATTTTTCAATTATTATGGGAACAGATTATTTGGATACACATATTAGAGGAATTGGACATGAAAAGTTATTTGAATTATTTGTAACAAATGATATGTGTGTTGAAAAAATGATTAGTTGTATTCCACATATTCAAACAAATTATATCAATATGGTGGATAGTGTAAAAAACATATATATGCACTCTAATATTATAAATCCTGCAGATATTAACATATGTTTTACAAAGATTGATACAGAAAGTATTATCAAACTATTATGTGTTGATAATCAGATTGATAATAATTTGATTGTTAGTAGATTACAAAATATATTATTCAAATACAAACTATTGGACGAAGTATTTGGTAAAAAAAATAATAAATTTTCAAGTTTTACAAATTATCAGGTAAAATATCATACACAAAAATATACAAAATGTGAAGCTGAATATAAAAATATAGAAAAAAAATATGGAAAAAAACTAGTTCAAACATTTTAATTTATCAAAACTATCTAAATATATGATATTATTATATCGTATATTTAAAAATGACAACATTATATGATATTCTTGGAATCACAAGCTCTGCATCAGAATCAGATATTAAGAAAGCTTACCGAAAACTTGCCAAAGAGTATCATCCAGATAGAATAGATGCATCAGACCCTAAAAAAGATGAATATGCTGAAAAGTTTAAACAAGTTTCTGAAGCATTTGAAATTTTATCTAATGCTGAAGAAAAAAAAATGTATGATGAGTTAGGTGACAAAAAATATAAGGAACGTAAATCTGGACAATCTGATATCCCAAATGGTATGAATCCGCATGATTTATTTAAAATGTTCAGTGGTATGATGCACCAACAATCAGAAGTGCCAGATGTGGTGAATCATATTGAACTAACACTTGAGCAAATGTATTGTGGTTATCAAACTAAAATGATTGTAGAAAGAGCATCATTTTGTAAGATATGCGAGGGAACTGGAACCAAATCAAAACAATCTGCAGATTGTGGTCAATGTGGCGGACAAGGAACAATGATGGTTCAGATTGGTCCCGGTATGATTACTCAAGCACGATGTCCAGTTTGTAAGGGAAAAGGTATTGATACTAATATTGAGAAATGTTCGGAATGTAAGGGAAAGAAATTTTCTATGGAAAAATGTAGTATCCGAGTTACTGTTCCAGCTGGTGTGCATCATAAGTATCCGATTATTATAGAGAATGAAGGAAATGAAATTCCTCTTGAAGAGCAACAAGGAAGTAAAAAAAGGTCAAATATTGTGTTTGTGTGTGTGGAAAAACCACATAATGTATTTAAACGTATAGCATCTAATAAAGGTTCCAATACAGATATTATGATAGAATTAGACATTAAATTTTATGAATCAATTAATGGTTTTAGTAGAACTATTAATCATTTAGATGGAAAACCACTAGTTATTCAACATACTGGATATTCTAGACATAATGATATGCTGATAGCCAAACAAAAAGGTATGCCTAATATTAAAAATAAATCATTTGGAAATTTATATGTAAAATTAAATGTCGAGCATCCTAAAATGTTAAAAATATCAATAAGTCATCGAAGTAAAATATGTAAACTAATTACTGAAAAAACAATACTTCCTATTAGTAAAGCAGAAGATGCTGTTGAGTTAATTTATACAGATTCAGATTCAAATGCACAAACTGATACATCTGAGTCGGATGATGAACAAAGAGGTGGTAGAGATTTTAGTCAACCACAATGTAAGCAAATGTAGACTTAATTACAAATGCTTTTTAACCAATACAGATAATGGTTCGGTCTCAGACATTGTATCTGAGGTAGATGAATGAGATGAATGAGATGAATGAGATGGATGAGATGGATGAGATGAATGAGATGGATGAGATGAATGAGATGGATGAGATGAATGAGATGGATGAGATGAATGAGATGGATGAGATGGATGAGATGAATGAGATGGATGTGAGTGAGAGTGAGATTGAGATGAATGAGATGGATGTGAGTGAGATTGAGATGAGTGAGAGTGAGATGAGTGAGATCGAGATGAATGAGAGCGAGAGTGAGAGTCAGATGAGTGAGAATCAGAACAACTATCAGATGAGTCAGAACAGCTATCAGATGAGTTAGAATGTTTACAAATATATTCACTCAATGAATCTAGCTTTCTAATAACTAAATTTATATTATTTTTTAGGTCATTGGATAAGTTTTTAGACATTAAATATAATATGCAAATATAATAATTTTTATATTAGGGTATATAAAAATTATTCATTTTTTTTCTTTTTTTGTTTATCTTCTGGTTTGGTTAAATACCATAACATACAACCAATAATAAGTAAAACTATAACTAGATATAATGTTTTGTAGGGAACAGAGAATCCAAATAATTTAAGAATATTATTGTTAGTTGGTATTATGATAGGACTCTGAGATACAGATGATTCGCTGACAGATATATTTTCAATACTATTAGATACTTTTGCAATACCAGCTGATATATTTTCAACATTGTTTGAAACATTATTTGAAACATTGTTTGAAACATTATTTAATGATTCCATCGTATAATAATATAAAATAATATATTATAATGCTTAAAAAAAACTCAACAAAAATTTGAAATTTATATTATTATTCTTTTTTGTTTTTATTATTATAAATCATTATATGGATTATCAGATACTAATAGGAAAAAATGCTCAAAATAATTGGGATATAATATCATCAGCTCAACCAGATGATATATGGTTTCATGTAGGAGATGGATATGCATCATCCCATATTATATTGCATATAAATGATAAAAATATTAGCTCAATACCTGCAAAAATAATTTTTCATTGTGCACAACTATGCAAGCATCATAGTAGAGCAAAAAATATAAAAAAAATTAAAGTAATTTATTGTAAGGTAAAAAATTTGAAGAAGGGTAAAGAGATTGGGTCAGTCTCTTGTTGTAAAACCAAACAATTATATGTATAAAAATTGATATTTATATTGTTTGAATACAACACAATATATATTATAAAACATATCAAAAATAATGTGGGGAAAGAGAAAGATGAATGATGAATTTCAAGCAATTGTTGAATCTGAAAATCCTACAAAGATTTCCAAAAAAGATGATTTGAATTTTTTTCAGATTGAACATCGAAAATTTATTACCGATGATGCAAATACTATTAATTTTTACACATCAATTGATAAAGAATCTATTCTTTTTCTCCAACAAAAAGTTGATGATGTTTTACGTAAACTAAAACAAAAAGCAATTGTGGCGGTTGAAGCAGGACTTGATGTATCATATCCTCCAATCATACTAAATATTTTTTCTCCAGGTGGAGGTGTTTTTGCAGCATTCTCTTTTATTGATTATATGAATATGATTCGTAGAACAAATCCGCAAATTAAATTTCATACAGTCATCACTGGAGGTAGTGCGAGTGCAGCAACACTAATATCTGTATTTGGAGATAAACGATTTATTACATCAAATGGCTATATGTTGATTCATCAACTTTCAGGAATGCACTGGGGAAAATTCAGTGAATTAGAGGATGGAATGAAAAATAGTAAGAGTTTGATGCGTCGAATAATCTCAATTTACAAACAACGAACAAAAATTCCAGAAGATAAAATTGATGATATTTTGAATCATGATTTGTATTGGAATGCTAAAAAATGTCTAAAGATGGGATTAGTTGATGAAATTTTAGACTGATTTGATGCTAGACATAAGGTATCCAATAAGAAAAAATAGGATTACGAATAAAATTGTTTGCTGATTAAAATATTTTACAAAATCAGCATTCTTATTTTTGTATATGAGCAGATGATTATCTAAAATTTTATTTTTATTTTTCAATAGATTGTTTTCTATCGTGTAAGCATTAATGATATCCATTAATGTTAGTGTTTGCTTTGTATCTTTGGTAGAGTCAGACATTATCTGATATTATACTAGATAATATTTTTTTGTATTATAAAAATTGATATTTTTATTATAAAAATTGATATTTGGTTATAATAAATTATATAAGATTATTAGCAGATAACAATATAATGGATGATGAGTATGATTTTGAAACAGCAAATAATAAAAAAATAATTTATTCTGACCAAGAATCAGAACCTGAAATTAATTTGCCTTGGGTTGAAAAATATCGTCCTCAAAAACTAGATGAAATTTTAGATCAGATTGAGATTGTAAGAATTTTAAAAAATACATTAAAAACTGGAGAACTTCCGCATATGTTATTTTTCGGACCACCTGGAACAGGTAAAACTTCAACCATATTATCAGTTGCTTTTCAATTATTTGGAAAAGATGTTGAAGATAGAATTATAGAATTAAATGCAAGTGATGACCGTGGGATTGGTATAGTAAGAAATAAAATTATAACTTTTGCCAAACAAACAGTTGGCAGTAGTGAAAATTGTCCTCCATTTAAAATAGTTATTTTGGATGAAGCTGATTCAATGACACCAGAAGCACAAGCTGCACTTAGAGATGTTATTGAAAAAACAGCCGGAATAACAAGATTCTGTTTTATTTGTAATTATATTAATCAGATTATTGAACCAATTGCTTCTCGTTGTATGAAAATTAGATTCAAACCTATAAGTAAAAAAATTGTTGCTAACAAGTTATCTGATATAGCTAAAAATGAAAGTATATGTATTGCTCCAGAATGTATTCAAATACTTGTTGATATATCAGAAGGAGATTTACGAAAATCTATTATGATATTACAAAATACAAAATATATTATGTTGCATAAAAAAACTATCACACCAGATGATATTATTCAAATTAGTGGAGGTATTGATGAAACAAAATTTAAACAGATTTGGAACAAATGTTTATCCGGAAATCTATCAGATATGATGAATCTTACTAAATATATTAGTAGAGAGGGATATTTGGTATCTAATATATTACAATATTTTACCAAACAATTATTGGTATCATATATGAGCGATATATGCAAATCAAAAATTGCAATTCAGATTAGTAATTGTGAGAAGAGATTGATTGAAGGTGGAGATGAATATTTGCAAATACTACATATTTTGTTATTTATAAATGCAAAAAATAAATTATAAATATATAGTATGCTTATATTTACAAATAATTCTAATTATTATATCTATATACATATCCCAAAAATAGTGGAAAGTATTTGAGAAAAAAAATTACAAATGAACCACTTAATCATATTATAAAATCATATTGGGATATATGTTAAAGACTAATTTGGATTTAGCACATATTCCTTATTGTAAAGTAGATTTATTTGTAGATACAAGTATAAAATATAATTATTTTACATATATAAGAAATCCATATGATAGAATAATTAGTGCCTTTTTTTCTTTGAATAAAAATAAGAATATTAGTGATTTTATGTTTTTTTGTAAAAATACATTACCACAATGCAAGTTGATTTTGATTTTGATAAAAATATAATACATTATTATCCACAATATATGTTTGTGTGTGATAAAGATTATAATTTAGCTGATATCAAAATATACAAATTATAAGATTGTGAGAATCTTGTTAAGTATGATATAAATAAATATTTTGATAGTAAATGTATCAAAATTATAAATAAAATATATGAAAAAGATTTTGTATTGCTTGGTTATAATACAACAACATTACCAAACTAAAATTTGAGTTTTTGTAAGCTCTTAATCAAAGCATCACAGCCACTATTGGTTTTACAAAAGGATGGTGAGAACAAATCAGGCATTGTGTTTCGACGACTTCGATTCTGTAGAGCTTGATTACCCCAATTTCTGCGACGCTCGCGTTGATTAACAAAATCACTAAAAAGCTTGTTAATAAAATTATCAGAAAGCCGATTGATAAGCTCATCCAAATTTGACTTGTTTGGTGGCTGTGATGGTTGAGCTGGTTGAGTTGGCTGTGATGGTTGAGCTGGTTGAGTTGGCTGTGATGGTTGAGCTGGTTGAGTTGGCTGTGATGGTTGAGGTGGTTGAGGTAGTTTTGGTCTAATTAAAATTCTTTTTTGAAATTTGATGGACGTATTAGGTGATTTATTTTTATTTCTGCGTGGTGGAACCATTGTTAGATATATTGATTTATTTTTTTATAATTATATATTCAACACACATTTATTTTCAATTTTTACTTTAATATATGAATAATAAAAATTGATTTCGTTTGCTTATCAAATAATATTATCTAATTTATATTATCTGATGAACTTTCCTACTTATGATGGCTCCGAACCACTATATCTATATAGAGAGAGATTAAATGAATATTTGATAAAATTAAAAAAAGAAGAATATGTTGTAGTGCTTGAACTATTTAATAAAATATTAAATAAAAAATATAAATCACTAACAGAAATTAAAAAAATAAATATGGATTTGTATGATATTAATAATATCATCAGTATAATAAAAGAAAATAAATCTATATTAGATGAAAAATTTAATATAGATGTTAATAATTTAGAATCAGAAGAACAAGTTATTAAAATAATAAAAAATTTAGTATTAAAAATTAATTTTTCTTTCTTAAAAAAAGATAAAAATAATTATTTTATTACCGCTAAAGAATAAATACAGGTACAATTCCAATCTGTCTAGTTTTTAAAGCAGGACACTTCCAATTAAAAAAATTAATAAATGTCTTATCAACACTTTTTGTAAATTGATGCTCATATGATCTTTGATATTCATCTGCATCAGATTCTTCATCAACATTTCTTTCTTTTGTTAATAATCCATCAGTTAGTGTCAAACAATCATGCGATACCAACATATCATACTCATTATCTTTTGTAATTTTAATATAATTATCCAAAACATTTCCAATATAGGTATCGTTGGTTGTATATAAAAATACATGAGCAGTATGAATCAAATTTCCATTACTCTTCAAATCCAGATTATAAAATGACAAAAAGTCAACAACCTTATTATCTTTTTTATATACATATGACTGAACACAAGGAGCGAACAATAAGTGCTCCAAATCGTCTTGATTATAATCATTATATATATTAAATCTATCAAAGAATTTCTTATAAGCTTCTACCAAATATGGTAAATCTGATTTTTCTGCCTTAGAGTATGAAGCTTTATCAATAGTCATAGAAAAATATTTTTCTTTTTTTTCATCATCTGTATCAGATACAATAAATTTAATATTTTTAAGCTTACTAAAATTTAGTGGTCGATTATAATATCTAACTCTAGCAAAGGGAGTTGGAACACATCTTTTTGTAAAAAAAATACCTTGTTTTGATGTTGGAAATGTTTGTCTAAACAATTCATCCATCAACAGTTTGGCTATCTTTTTTTTATGATAAGATGGATGAGCACATAAAAATATTGGTTGAGCAAAATTTTCTTTTTTATCACAAACAATAAGTCTATTATATGTTAATCCGACAACACCGCAAATTTTATTACTATCTTTTGTCATAATTGTAAGCATAAATCCATTTTTACCCAACATCCATTGCAACATATCAGTAGTCCATACTGTTCTCAAACTATCTGTTTGCTTGTCAGACAAATATGTTGTTAGAAAGATACCAATTTTATCCAACATATCTTTATCTGATACAGCAACTTTAACCCATTCAAATTTATCTGGTAATTCTAATGGTTGAGTTCGAGTAATAAAAGGAAATTTTTTATCCAATTCATTTTCTATTCTAGTAGACCTTGAAACAATCTCTGTTAGCTTTTGAACAGGTTTATTCTCCCAATATGAATATAAATATTTTTTACTTTCTTCAATAGTTGATGGATACATATACTGTTATTCGTTATCTATCCTTAAATATTATATGACTCAATATAAGGCAATATATTTATAACTAATTAAATGTTTAATAAAAAAAATTTATTAGTATCAGATACTAATATAAATATTTCATATAAGATTACAGATAATCAGTCATCATATTTTAATAAAACTAAAAAAATAATAACATATAATTCTAATTCTGATATTCCATTGCAAAAAATATGGATTGGTATCAAACTATGTCGAGTAATAGAGGTTAATACAAATAATATTATTATTGCTTTTTCGTCAAATGATAAAACAATAGATTTAATTTTAGGTATAGAAAACATTATATCTGATAGATTAAAAAAAGATACTCAGCAAACATTAGAATATAAAACTAAATTATTATTATCTGATACATTTTTTCCAACAATAGAAATTGGATATGATTCTCAAACTGTATGTGTTGAGCAAAATGGTTGTGTGAATAATAAAATTACTTCTATCAAAGATAAAAATGTTAGTATGATATTAGAATTAGATTATGTTCAATTATCAACAAATAAATTATTTTTCAATTGGAAAATCATACAGTCAAAAGAATATGAATTATTAAATCTAAATAAATTTATATTAGATACAGAGACTCCACTTCCCATCCAACAAAATATAGTTCTACCCATTAACAATAAAATTGATTTAAATCCTAAATCTATTCCTCCAGCTCCACCGGCTCCTCCGATCAAAATAGTCTCTCAATCTGATTCTAAAAATCCCATAGTTAGTGTAAGAATGGTTCCAACCAAAGACCAACTACTAGGTGCATTAAATAATTTAAAAAAATCAGTATCTGAACCACCACCAAATACTGATAAAATACCACCAAAACCTATTGAAAATAATTTACAAATACAAAATCAAATATCTTTATTAAATAAAGTTGAGACCAAAGAACCAATGACAGTTGGAGAAATTTATAAAGCTAATAATTTTAATATGACAAATGTAATGAATGAGTTAAAAAATATTAATGTATCATTAAAAAAAAATAAAAAGAAAAAAGTAACAAAACAACTAATCTAAATTATTTCTATCAACCAGCTTACTATGTATGGTAATCAGATTATCTTTCTCCTCAACCAAAAAATCATAATATTTGATTAATGAACCAATTATATTTAATTCTACTTTTCCTGTAATATTAAATGTAACTCGATATGCTGATTTTTGATTAGATTCTAATGCAAATAATACATTTTTTGTTGATTTATCTACAACAAATGTATCATATGAAGATAAAACATTTAGTGTTCGATCTAATAGTTCGATAATAATAGTTTCTCCACTTTTTGATACTGAATATATTGCATCAGATTCCGAGTCAGAATCTGATTCTATCACATAATAATCTCTTTCTTCTGGATAATGCTTATAGTATGTTTTGAGATTATCAGAACTATCCGTATACTCATCATCTTCATCTAATTCTTTTTCTTCATCTTCTATCTGTTCCAACACTTTTCCCTTTAGTGAGAATTTGTCTGATGTTAGTTTGATTGAACGATATTTTAATTTGGTATCAGATTCTATCATATTTTGGTAGCTCATCTCAACCCACTCTAAATCATCTGTTTTACTAATATCCAAATAATAATAATTATCAGATAATTGTAAAATAATATTTCCATCAATATCATGATAGATATTTCCATTAAATGTTTTATCACCATCTATACTAACAAATTTTACAAACATAGCTAATAATTATATATTATTATCTGATATCATTATATCAAATAATCAATTTTTTAACAATATATATTTAATATTTCTGTATTATTATAAACAAATAATTATCTATTTGTAAATTATATGATAAATTTAGAAACCGTTTATACATCTCCGAATGATAAATCTGTTTGTCAAACATATATTTTATCTAATAAACTACGTGTATTTGTTATATCTGACCAGACTATTTCGATTGATGCGGTTGCACTAACAGTTGGTGTGGGGCATTTTCAAGACCCAATTCTCGGACTGGCTCATTTCCTCGAACATATGCTTTTTATGGGAAGTACCAAATATCCAGATGAAAAAGAATTTTTTAAATTTATTACAAATAATGGAGGAATCAGTAATGCATACACTGCATCTGATCATACTTGTTATTATTATACCATTAATTCTGATAAATTATTTGAGGCTTTGGATATATTTGGAAATTTTTTTATCTCACCTCTACTCAAAAGTGATGCTGTGGAGAGGGAGAGAGAAGCTGTCAATCAAGAACATGAAAAAAATAAATTTAACGATATGTGGAGACATAATGATATATTAAGATTGGTTGCGACTGATGGTAGTTGGTATTCAAAGTTTGGAACTGGTTGCTCATCAACTCTCGGTATACCCAATATAGATGAACATGTTAGAGATTTTTTTAACAAATATTATTCAGCAGAATTGATGACATTGGTTATGGTATCCAAACACAATATATCAGATATAAAACAAAATATAAATAAAATATTTTCACAAATAACTAATAAAAAATATTTGAAAGAAGAAATATACCAACAACAAAAAGTCTTACAAGCACCCAAACTTATAAAAGTTATACCAATAGAAGATAAAATCAAATTAATATTAAATTGGGATTGTGTGTCATTTAACAGTACACCAAAACAATCTCCATCATATATTTTTAGTTATTTGATGGGAAATGAATGTTCAGATTCACTACATCAAAAACTAACAGATTTAGGATACATAACTGAATTATCAGCAGGTGTGAGAGATACAGTGTATGGGAGAGATATTTATTATATTAGTATGGAGTTAACCAAAGAAGGTGAATATCATAAAAGTCAAATAATTGATATGGTGTATTCATATTTAAATATGATTGTAAGCAATTTATCAACACCTCATATGAAAAAATTATATGATGATGAAAATAAATTAGTTAAATTTAATTTTAAATATCAGGAAAATATGAGTAGTTTGGATAGATGTTTGATGACTTGTAATATTTTTCAAAAATATATATGTGACCCTAAAGAAGTTTTTATTCTCAGCACATTATCAGACACATACGAGATAATTGCTAAAAATTTATTTACCATATTAGAATCAATGACTCCAAATAATATGGTTATAATATCTGTATCTCCACAATATACAGAATCTCCGGAAATAAAAACTGATATATATTATGATACATCATATATGATTACCGATTATCAGCATCAGATAAAAGATTCACCAATAAAATTCAAATTAATTCCACCAAATCCATATATTTCAACAAAAGATAAATTTATATCAAATATTAACTCTCAACCATTATCTTATAAAAGTGATGGAATATTATTATTTATTCAACAGACAATAGAATTTGCTGTTCCAAATATATCTATTATACTGAAAATTAGTTTGCCACATGCATCTATGGATAAAACATCTTATGTAAAAACATTACTATATTTTAGTAGTATACTTGATAAATCAAATACTCAAATATATATGTTCAAACAAGCTAGTTATATGGTAAATATGTATTTATCGGATACTGATAAATTATATTTGAGTATATGTGGTAATTATGGAAAAATATATGATATTTTGGATTTTTTTATTAGTATGATTTTGAGCAAAGATATATCGGAAAAAAGTTTTAATAATGTTAAATTTATATTAAAATCAGATGCACATAATACTAAATTTTTGCCACCATATAGGAGACTAGATGGATTTTTTAATAAAAAATATAAAACAAATTATTATGATAATTATGATATTTTATCAGTGATTGACCAAATAACTCATTTGGATGTATTGGATTTTTCAAATACTTTGTTGGATGATTGTATGATTGTTGGATTGGTTGCAGGTAATGTATGTAGAAAAGGTATTACAAAAATAATTAGTTGTTGTAAAAAATTCACACACAAAAATATGCAGGTCAAAACACATATACATCTCCCTCATACTGATATGACTCATATAATCAAATCAGATAATATGCTTGAGAATGGTAGTGCGATGAATTTCTATATATGGTTTGATAAGATTAAATATGGTAAAACAAAGGGATGGAATATTATTTTATGTATGATTAATATTATACATAATATTATTAGTGAAGAATGGTTTGATAAGATTAGAACCAAAGAAAGTTTTGGATATATTGTTAGAGGCAAACATTCTAGTATAATGACTGAGTATAAGCAATATGTATTTACCATACAATCTACTAAAAAAAATATTAATCAAATGATTGACCGAACTAAACAATTTATTGATGATTTTTTGATTAGTTTGGAATCAATGAGTGAACAAACATTTGAGCAAATTAAAAATGGATTAATTAATCCACTAAAAGCACCTTTTCAAAATCTTTATGCTAAATCGCAATTTGTATTTGATAATGAGATAGAAACCAAATATTATAATTTTAATATTATTCAACAAATGATTCAAACATACCATCAGATAACTAAAAATCAATTGATAAAATTTTATAAAAAATATTTTATTAATCGTAAATCATCTATAATTGGGTTGGTGCCTAATAAAGTAGATTAGTGCGCAAATAACCGCACAAAATATTTGTCTAGTATGTATAAATATGTCAGATAGTGATTCAGATAAATTAGATGAAGAAATTACCAAACAACCAAAAAATTTAGATGAGATGTTTGACCCATCTCAGCTTTCCGAAATGGTTGAGAAAATAAAAAAATTATCACAATATGATAAAATGAAATTATTTGAAAATCTTACAAAAGCTGAGAAAAATACCAGTGAGGAATTGTCTAGTAAAGAAAAATTAAAAGAAAAATTAAAACACATGCGAAATAATAGAAAAGCAAAGTCATAACCATACTAATTTGTAATATGTTTATACTTATAGAAAAAATATAATACTATTAATTATATGAATATTATTGATAATAATAAATATAATGAGTTTAGATATATATTATCTGGATGTCGAACAATATTGGATGCATATTATTTTGCTAACATTTATATAAAAAATAATCCAGAAATGAAACACATAATATATAGTATGGTGTGTGGAAAAAAATATGAAAATGTATTAGATTATCAGACAATGATATCTATACTTGAAGATATTTCACATTCTGATTGTCAGTTAGAAGCTAATTTGATTATTGAAAATAATAAATCAGATGATATTACTCAGGTATCTGTATTTAGAAGAATAGTTAAAAATAAACCAATAAAAACTGATTCAGATATTAAATTATCTACTCACACTACAACATATGCGGATTCAATAAATCTTGAAAAAAAAACATGCCCTCATTGTTATCATATGTATAAGTCTGTACGCTCTACATCATATGTTATTTGTGGATATGAAGATATCAGATTAGGATATGATTGGAAGGGATGTATGAAGGATTGGTGTTTTAAATGTGGTAAATGTTTATGCAAAGAATGGTATGCTGATAAATTATTTATGGAAGCAAATCGCACTCATAATAAAGAATGTTGTATCAAGCATGCAAAACTGATGGGTAAAAAATATCCTGATGATTATTGTCAGTGTGATAATATTAGTATTGAGAGATAAATTCGTTTATATTGAAATTTTAATTATATTTTTAGTAATATAGTTAAGATATGAATTCATTTAATTTAAGCCCGATTGTGTTCGATGCAACACATAAAATGAATGCAGAAGATGTTGTTAAAAATTTTTGTCATACATATTATCAAAATATGACGACAAATGGATTTGGAACAAATATGGTATTTTTTGAAACAGATGCCAAATGTAATTATAATGGAACCGAATATATTGGTTCGCATAATGTTTTGGTTACAATGTGTGGCGAAAATATATCAAAAATTTTATATGATGATATTGTATGCACACCATCAATTATATCTGATAAAAATCTTATGGTTTATGTGTATGGATTATGTAGAGGTGTGAGATTTAATGGAAGTCTTACTGAAATATTTAAATTCAACGAAATATTTGTATTAAAACTATGCATTGAAAAACAAAATAAAATTTATATATCAAACCATGTATTTAGATTATTTGAACACAAATAATTTATGCTATCATTTTTGCTTTAATTAATTTATCAGCTTTATAGTTGATAAGTTGTATATTTTCCCACTCATAATCATCAATTCTGGTAGGAAATTTATTTTTATGTATTATATTGAGTTGCGGAAAATCATATACACGAGATTGTAATTGTGTCAAAACTGCATCCAAATGTGATTGATATACATGCGTGTCTCCGAGAGTTAGTATTAATTTATGTGGAGTATAAGTTGTAGAATTTGATTTGTTTGATTTGTTTGACAAATAATCACATACTAAATATAAAAGTAAAGCAGTGGAAGCAATATTAAATGGTAATCCTAAAAATAAATCAGCCGAACGTTGATACATTTTGATACTTAGAAGCAAATTATTTGAATCAGATGGATTGGATTTAGCATAAAACTGAATAACAATTGAATGACAAGGATACAATACACCATATTCAACTTGTGCGGGATTAAATGTTGTCATAATAATACGTCGACTAAATGGATCAACTGTCAATTCATCTAATACTTTTTGAAGTTGATCATATTTTTTATCCGAATCATAATATTTAGTATTGGATGAGTTAGAAATCTTATCATATTTTGAGCCAAAATATCTCCATTGAAATCCATACATTGGTCCCATATCATTTGGTTGTAGCAATTTATCAGAATTTTCATAAGTTTTTGAATATGATTTAATAAAATCCTCACTAGTATTTGCATCCCAAATATGAATATTTTTATCATTTAATATTTGGTTGTCTGTATAACCTCTAATAAAAAACATCAATTCTTCAAAAATAATTCTTAGAGGCATTTTTTTTGATGTGAGTAATGGAAATCCATCACACATATTAAATTCTAACTGAGAACCAAAATCTGACCATGTAAAATCATTTCTTGTTTGTCGAAATTCACCACCTATGATGGTTGAACGAAGTAAATTTAGATATTGAGATTCTGAGGTAGATAATTTGTCTGATTGTTCTTTAGAAAATGTATTAATTTTTGTATACTTGTAAAAATTATCTGACTTATAAATTTCATACAAATTTTCTGCAAATATATTATTTTTTGTATATATGATATTTACTTTATTATCAATCAAATCAAATAATTGTTTGTTTCCAATAATCCAAATATTATCAGACCACAAACTTACATAATATATAGCATTATTTATATTTGATAAAAATATTAAATTTTGTTGATTTTTATAGTTTTCATATTCTGGAGTTATTATTATATTTTTATTATTTGTAAATATATTGTATTGATTAGATTGATATATATTATTATCTGTAATAATTGTAGACTCTTTGATGATATCTGAAAAACATAATAAATCAGTATAATTATCTGATAAAATAAAATTAATTTTATTTTGCATCATTGGTTAATAATCATATTATGTATATATTTATATAATATTCTTCACCTATACTATTTTTTTTATTCAAAATTAATTGTATAAATGTCAGATATTACTGAGATAGTTGAATCAATTGAAGAGCCAGTTGTTGATACAGTTGTAGAGCCAGTTGTTGATGCAGTTGATACAGTTGTAGAGCCAGTTGTAGAGCCAGTTGTTGATACAGTTGTTGATACAGTTGTTGATGCAGTTGATACAGTTGTAGAGCCAGTTGTTGATACAGTTGTTGATGCAGTTGTTGATGCAGTTGTTGATGCAGTTGTTGATGCAGTTGTTGATGCAGTTGTTGATGCAGTTGTTGATACAGTTGTAGAGCCAGTTGTTGATGCAGTTGTTGATACAGTTGTAGAGCCAGTTGTTGATGCAGTTGTTGATGCAGTTGTTGATACAGTTGTAGAGCCAGTTGTTGATACAGTTGTAGAGCCAGTTGTTGATACAGTTGTAGAGCCAGTTGTTGATGCAGTTGTTGATACAGTTGTAGAGCCAGTTGTTGATGCAGTTGTTGATACAGTTGTAGAGCCAGTTGTTGAACCAGTTGTTGAACCAGTTGTTGAACCTGTAGCAGAACCAGTTGTTGAACCTGTTGTTGAACCAGTAGCTGAACCAGTTGTTGAACCAGTTGTTGAACCAATTGTTGAACCAGTAGCTGAACCTGTAGAAGAATCAGTTGTTGAACCTGTAGAAGAATCAGTTGTTGAACTTGTAGAAGAACCAGTTGTTGAACCTGTAGAAGAATCAGTTGTTGAACTTGTAGAAGAACCAGTTGTTGAACTTGTAGAAGAACCAGTTGTTGAACTTGTAGAAGAACCAGTTGTTGAACTTGTAGAAGAACCAGTTGTTGAACCAATTGTTGAACCAGTAGCTGAACCTGTAGAAGAATCAGTTGTTGAACTTGTAGAAGAACCAGTTATTGAACTTGTAGAAGAATCAGTTGTTGAACTTGTAGAAGAACCAGTTGTTGAACCAGTAGCTGAACCTGTAGAAGAATCAGTTGTTGAACTTGTAGAAGAACCAGTTGTTGAACTTGTAGAAGAACTAGTTGTTGAACTTGTAGAAGAACCAGTTGTTGAACCAGTAGCTGAACCTGTAGCAGAATCAATAACAGAACCAGTTGTTGAACCTATAGTAGAGCCAGTTGTTGAACCTGTATCAGAACCAGTTGTTGAACCTGTATCAGAACCAGTTGTTGAACCTGTATCAGAACCAGTTGTTGAACCAGTAGCTGAACCTGTAGCAGAATCAATAACAGAACCAGTTGTTGAACCTATAGTAGAGCCAGTTGTTGAATCAATAACAGAACCAGTTGTTGAACCTATAGTAGAGCCAGTAGCAGAACCAGTTGTTGAACCAATAGCAGAACCAGTTGTTGAACCTGTATCAGAACCAGTTGTTGAACCTGTATCAGAACCAGTTGTTGAACCTGTATCAGAACCAGTTGTTGAACCTGTATCAGAACCAGTTGTTGAACCAGTATCAGAACCAGTTGTTGAACCAGTGGCTGAACCTGTATCAGAATCAGTTGTTGAACCTGTATCAGAACCAGTTGTTGAACCAGTTGTTGAACCTGTATCAGAACCAGTTGTTGAACCAGTGGCTGAACCTGTAGAAGAACCAGTTGTTGAACTTGTAGAAGAACCAGTTGTTGAACCTGTAGATGAACCTATAGCAGAACCTATAGTAGAGCCAGTAGCAGAACCAATAGCAGAGCCAGTTGTTGAACCAATAGCTGAACCTGTATCAAAACCAGTTGTTGAATCAGTAGCTGAACCAGTTGTTGAACCAGTAGCTGAATCAGTTGTTGAACCAATAGCAGAGCCAATTGTTGAACCAATAGCTGAACCTGTATCAAAACCAGTTGTTGAATCAGTAGCTGAACCTGTATCAGAACCAGTTGTTGAACCTGTAGCTGAACCAATTGTTGAACCTATAGCAGAACCAGTTGTTGAAACTATAGCAGATCCAGTTGTTGAACCTGTATCAAAACCAGTTGTTGAATCAGTAGCTGAACCTGTATCAGAACCAGTTGTTGAACCAATAGCAGAACCAGTTGTTGAACCAGTAGCTGAACCAGTTGTTGAATCAGTAGCTGAACCTGTATCAGAACCAGTTGTTGAACCAATAGCAGAACCAGTTGTTGAACCTGTATCAAAACCAGTTGTTGAATCAGTAGCTGAACCTGTATCAGAACCAGTTGTTGAACCAATAGCAGAACCAGTAGCTGAACCAGTTGTTGAAACTATAGCTGAACCAGTTGTTGAACCTGTAGCAGAACCAGTTGTTGAACCTGTAGCTGAACCAATTGTTAAACCAATAGTAGAACCAGTTGTTGAACCTGTAGCTGAACCAATTGTTAAACCAATAGTAGAACCAGTTGTTGAAACTATAGCAGAACCTGTTGTTGAAACTATAGCAGAACCTGTTGTTGAAACTATAGCAGAACCTGTTGTTGAAACTATAGCAGAACCTGTAGCTGAACCTGTAGCAGAATCAATAGCAGAACCTGTTGTTGAAACTATAGCAGAACCTGTAGCTGAACCTGTAGCAGAATCAATAGCAGAACCAGTTGTTGAACCAATAGTAGAACCAGTTATTGAAACTATAGCAGAACCAGTTGTTGCCCCAGTTGTTGCTCCAATTGTTGCTCCAGT